ACTTGAACTATCGCCTACTGCTATACTCCAATCAATCGGCATAGCAATTTCGTCGTCCCCAATACGCAATACCATGGCCGGAGCATTGAAACTTTCTAAAAATATCAGTGGCATAAAAAAGAAGTCTGGTTCGTGCGGGTTACTATTATCTAGTACCGCAAATCTTGTATTTTCATCCACTTCATCCGGTAAATTGTTTAATGAAAATGTTTGATTATCTAACGTTAATATCTGCATAATTCCTTATTTTTGCCAGTCCACTTTCTGTAAAGTAAATGGATACTTGGCATCCTTGTAATATTTTTTCCTCGTTGTGAGGTGGCGCTTGGCGAATTTACAAGTCGAAGTTATGTCCCAGATTTGTACAAAGTCCTTATCTTCCGCTTTGCGAATACCGCGTCCAATTGACTGTATAACGCGAACAAAGCTCTTTCCGGGCTCAAGAAGAACCAGATTAAAAATACGAGGGATATTAATACCAACAGCGGCCACACCAAAAGTCGCCACAGTAACCTTGTTATCATTTGTTGCATGTTCTTTGTACTCTTCCGCACGTTTAGTGCCCTTAACTTCACCTGATATAAAAACGGCGCCTTCGATCATTTCTGTTAATAATTTGCCTGTATCGATCCTATTAACTAGGATTAATGTATTGCCTGTCTCTGCTAAGCCTTTGATGAGATTGCTAAAATACGTCATCCTGTCTTTGTTCGTGACAAGATATTTTAATTCTTCTTGATATGTTTTAAATTCTGGTAAATCTATCAATTGTAATACGTTTACGTGTAAGTTACTAAGTACACCCATCTCTTGTAATTGGTGTGCTTTAATGCCGCCGACTACTGGACCAATACTGGCAAAGATAGGTTCTGCTTCAAACGCATCTTTAGGAACAGTTCCAGTTAATCCCCAACGTATAGGTGCGTTACATAAGTTTTGTGTGAGTAAATTCTTCAGCACTTCTGCCTTGGCCATGTGTACTTCGTCGACAATAACTGTCTTAACTCCGTCAAGAAACTCAGCTAGTGTGTAAGCAACATTTTCGTCCCAGTTTTTAGATTTTTTATCTAAAATGTTTAACGATTGCCAAGTACATATAGTGTGTGTCTTACCTAAATCTTTGCGATCACCATAGTAAACACCTACATCTAATTCAACGTTAATAAAATCTTCTTCTGTCTGTGTAACTAAATCTTTATTAGGAACAATAGTAATTGTACGACCATATTTTTCAGCACAATGCGCCAATGTTGCTGTCATAATAGTTTTACCAGCACCAGTAGCTACTTCTTGTAGTGCTTGTGTGTTAGTGAAAAAGCGGTTAACAACTTCTACTTGGTCATCACGTAACACAATAGGCTGTCCGGCAAATCTATGACCTTTAGGCCATACTTTACCCATGTCTGCCCAGTAGTTATTTGTAACTTCTTTAAACTCGATTTTACTAGTTGTACGTAAGTCTTCTAATTCGTCAATATCAATGTCCATGTCTGCAAGTATGCCAAGACACTTTTCTAACTGACTAAGATACCCGTTGCCACCGAGTCCAAACATACTTACTTTTCCATCCCAACGACCTAGTTTATAAGCAGGTCTATATCTTGCTGTTGGATCTTCATACTTAAAAGTGTTGGCTAATTTTTTCCGTGCTTCAAGACTCAAGTTTTCGAACTTGATATTAACTTCGTCGCGAATCACTAATTTTACCGTCATTGCTTTATTCTTCCAATATCCATTATATTCGGTTCATCTGCCCACTCGACAATTAAATCACAATAGTTAGAGTATACAGCAGTTTTGCCGTGACGTAAACCCATACGGCTATCTAGGGCAACCACACTCATTGGACGCCATGCGTTTTTTAGGAAAAATTTCGGTAATTTTCCACTTTGTACACAAGCTACTTTTGTTGTGTCATCTAGTGGATAATTGTACTTTTTTTCTGCGATAAACTGATTGAATTTTTTTCCAGGGTCGTCATTAGTCAATCTAAAGTAAATTCCAATATGGTCAAAAATTCCATTTTTTTCCAAGGCATCCGACAAAATTTGTAAATTTTCAAAATATTTGTTATTGACAATAGTGTCGAAAACCACTAGTACAGGCAAGCGTTTTAGTTGAATTAACGTGTCAACAATTTCTGCCATCGAATGCTGATTTTTATCAACATAGGTTCTTGGCTTGGTTCTGTTGGCTATATTTTCGGTCAAATTTTCACCAAAATTTCGGGGATTTTCCAGGTGGTATTGATACCGCATACTACGGTCATTTATGATGTTTTGGTCAATAGAGGTTTCAATACCTAAATCTTCGGTAATAGCCTTTTGAAAGTTCTTGTACTCAATGTTGTGAAGTAAAAATTGCTGTTCGACCTCATTTTTTGACCAAGATTTTATGGTCTCATAGTGAGTTTTTATGGCCTCGTCTATTGTGAAGTTATGGGGTGTTAGTGCTTCGACTAAAATTACGATATTTTTCTCAGTTAGGTCGGCAGTGTATAATTTACTGTTTGAGGTGGCAATTAAATTTTCGCAATTTTTCGACAAATTTTGTAAAATTCGACGAATTTCTGAAGAAAACGTAAATTCTATAAAAAGTGTTAAATCTTGGTTTTCATTTTTTGCTATATAGAATTTTTTTACCTGTTCTATTTGCCTAAACGGTCTTGACCAAAAAGTATTGGTTAAACAGTCATTTAAATTTTCTGAAATTTTCGACAATTTTTCACTATTTTCGCGAAAAATGCGAAGTAGCAGTTTACTTTGATTTTCTGTGATAAAATTATGGTTAGTGACCGATGTGCCAAGGCTACGCAACACTCTACTGTCTTTAATAGCTATTACTTCTTCGACTGTAGGTGACGTAGAATTTAAAATTTCAAGTAAAATATTATCAACTGGTATCATATTGTAAGTATACACTAACTTTTTAGTTAAATCAACCATTTAGAAAAAAATAGGCCTCAATATTATTTAAGGCCTACGGTCTACCTTTTGGGCGAATTGATTATAAGGTTGCGTCTTCCATACCAGCAACACGCAATTTTACAATATTTGTAATTTGCCACTGTTTTTGGTCAAGTGCTTTAGTAATACCCAACCACTTGTTGCGTAGTAAGGCAAATTCGTTGATAATTTTTTCAAAGTCAACAACATCTGCCTCACCTTCAACATAACGATGACAATCTTGACTACTTAGAGCACGTTGATAGTTTTCTAAGTACTTGCGAAAATGCTGACTTTTAAGTCTTCGTAATTCAATGTTAAGATACTCTAATATTGCCTCGATTTCCTGTAATTGACCAAATCTTTGTTCAACAATGCCGGGCATACTTGCCGCGGCACGTTCAACATTACCGGTAATTTTACATTCTTTTCTTGCTTCCTCTAACTCTGAATTAAAATATTCAGCCGCATCGGGAATATTAGAAATATCTTTAGCAACGTCAGAATACCAGCCCATTAAAACTCCAATTCGCCGTAATCGTCATCATCTTCTTCGATTTCTTCATCATCGTTGAGATAATAACCGATTGCTTGGTCAAGAATTTCGTCTACGCCCTGAGCCGCCTGTAGTACTTTATCAGGTACACCGAAATCTGCCAATAAGTCAACATAGCGTTCAGCTACAGTTTCTAATTGCTTCTTGTCAATGTACTCAACAAAGTTTAACCAAATGTCACCAACTTGTGTTTCATTCAACATTCTCTTCTGTCTCCTCTGGAATGGTTGTTGTGGTATTTTTTAAATGATAATTTGCCATTATCATATCTAATTTATCATCTTTCCATTCTTTTCGGTACAATAAGGTCTCTTCTCCGGTAGTCGGATCAACATACTTTAGTCTATTACCTTGTTGTACAAGAAGACCTTGTTTTTCCAACATATCAACCATTCCGCTATAAGGATTCATACCTGTTTCGTATGGAATCTTGATTTGTACACTTTCGAATGGTTTAGCATAACGAGTTTTCATAATCTTACAAGCGGCACGGATACCGTTAACTTCACTTGTCTTATTACCATCCTCGTCTTCTTTCAACTTCAATTTCTTCATAGCGACTACGATAGAACTTGCGTAAACAAAGCCCTGTCCGCCGGAAATCTTGTCATCTGGATCAAACATATCCTGGCTTGCGTATGTGTGATTTGTACAAACCATACCTACATTGTAATTACCAAACATGTTTACACAGTTACGAACAAGTGCTGTAAGTGCCTTAGGTTTACGACCCATATCACCTTTCAAATCACCTGCTTCAAACTGATTAATGTCAGTTGGCGTCAATAACATACCAAGGCTGTCTATGACAAAGAGGACCTTCGGACGGTCAGTCATTTCCTTGTATTCTTTCATAAACTCATGAATAGTTTTAGCAACATCATCGATCATTGCCATATTAAGTTTAAGAAGCTTATCTTCGCTTGTGTCTACACCTAAATCGTGTAACCACTTTTCATCTAACGCATTTTCTGTATCAACTAGAATAACATAAATGCCCTGTGCTTGTGCGTTACGCACTAGATTTCCTGAACAGATAAAACTCTTACCTGCGCCAGATTCGCCGGCAAATACAGTTACTTTGCCTAATGGAACTCCTTTGTGGAAGTCGCCACTGATTAGGTAGTTGAGCGTATAATTGCCTGTACTAACCCAATCTGTAGGATCATTAAATCCTACACCTAGACCATCAATTGACTTGGTCAAGGTTTTTCTAAATTTCGATAAATCGAAGGCTTTTGTGGCCATATAATATTACTCCTAAATAGAAAACTCCCGGGGGACCTTATAGGAACAGAACCGGGAGTCGTGTTTTTCTTTACGCTTTTTGACGATTA